GAACGTCAAGCAGCATCCTCAGTTCGACTTCAGGATTGAGTATGAGAACTACAGCGGCGAACCTGATGGAGGGTTCTGGTGGGTTCAAATGAGCGACGAGCTTGAGGATCTTGCTTCTGAGATGGAACACGAACTATCAGACTGCCATGGATGCTATTCTTGGGATGAAATCCTAGAAAGGCTGCAAGAGATGGTAGCCTTTGCAAAAATACACTACGAAGAAGTTTCTAAGGAAGCTGCATAAAACAACCCGGCCACGGGTTCGCTCAAAGGGTTTCAAAAGGTGTCCCGCAAATCCCTCTATAAGTGTCAATTTTATAAATTTAAAAAAATAATTTTCTCGATTCAAAAGGTGGGATTGGTGGGACACGTGGGACGGTATACATAACGTATTATATATAAAGGATTTTTTGTCTTTTTTGGCGTCCCACCAACTGTCCCACCTGTTTTGTGGTTATGGGACGATTTTTAGTTATTTACAGTTTAAATACAGTGTCTTATTGACATTTTAACTCGGAATAACTAAAAGTGATGAAATTTTGTTAACCTTTTGAGGTGTTTTGGTGGGACAGAGGTGGGACAGCGTTGAAAACAAACAATAAATTGGCTTTAAGGCGTGAAAAGAAGATGACACGCCGACAAGAGAAATTCGTCAAAGAATTGGTGTCAAATGACGGCCTGATAACGATGCGAGAGGCCGCTATCCGTGCAGGGTATCCGGCGGCTAGTGCTCACACCAGGGCATATGAACTGACGAACGAGAACCATTGTCCGCATGTCGTGGCTGCAATTAAACGCTACAGGTCGGAATTGGATGAAAAGTATGGTGTCGATTATAAACGCCACATAAGGGATCTTCAGATAATCCGTGATAAGGCGTTAGAAGAGGGCGCATATAGTGCTGCGGTTCAGGCGGAGTATCGGCGTGGGCAAGCGCAAGGTGACATCTATGTGAGTAAGTCTGAAATCCGGCATGGCAGTATTGATCAAATGAGCCGTGATGACGTGGAGAAGGAACTTGAACGAATTCGAAACTCTTATGAACCGACTATCACAGTCGAAGCCGTCGAAGTCGAAGAATCAAATGCCGACGAAGGCGCTGAATCGAGAGGCAGGGCTCTGGAAGCTCCTAAGCGACGGCCTAAGAAAAACAAAAAGAAAGATTGAAACGACGCGCCTGGAATCATGGGCAACCCCTGGCGTACCCGATGTGTTGTTATGTAATGAGGACGGTTTATTCAGTTTTATAGAATTGAAGGTTGTAAAGCGGCGGGCATCCAAGGTTGATTTATCGCCGCACCAGTGCGCTTGGCTGTCTCGACACGGGCATAGCAGTTCTTTTGTTGTGGTCCGTGAGCCCAATTTAAATATCAACGTTTTCGCTGCCGCCGATGTTGTAGACTTACGCCTGGAAAAGTTTTCTGACTGCGAACCGATAGAGGTTTTTGGAAACCCTTACGATTGGGAAGAAATTTTCCGTTTGCTTTCACCTCCAGCTAGTGTATAAGAGAAGTCTTATACATCAATTAGGAGTTAAAATTTATGAAAAGATATTGGAATCATGACGGCTTACAGGAGCGCCGGGTGGAGGTTCTGCATCGTATCATTGATGAGGTATTCGACTTCGATAATCGCGTGATGCCGAAATCAAGAACGAAGCATTCAAAGTTAGAAAGCTTCCGCAAGGGCAAGTACGCCTACTATCGTTTTTACAATGATGGTGATTATCCCCGGACGTTCGCGCGGGACTTGCCACGTTGGCACGGTGGGATTGAGGAAAAACTGGAGGTGTTGATAAACGTGCGTATCAATGACGCTTGGAAGGAATCTATTGCCAATGGATATATAAAGGATTCAGAACAATGGATTGGCTAACTGATTTACTAACTCGCGTTATTGAGCGCCTTGCAAATTGGGCGGAGGATCAGGACAAATGATAGGGATTAAAAATGTCCTTTTGGAAGGCGATGCTTGTGCGCCGGATCGATATGATTTGATCGCGCAAACTGCAACCGTGAAATGGCAAGAGACCATCGGCAATACGGGCTGGCGCATTCTAAGTGGTAACAACGAATATAATTATATAGGCCGTGTCGCTTATCGTTATGAGATTGAAGAGGAGGGACAAGCGTGAAAGTTTTGACCAGGGAACAGCGCGTCGCGATTAAAAAATTGTATGACCGCGACTGGGATAAGCCGGACTCCTATTTGGAATTCCGTCGCACGGTACAACCCGGCTGGGATTGTGTCATGGTTTCATGGTGCGGCATGTGGCTTGGTATTGAAACCGACGGCTACACGCATTCTTAACCGGCGTTGACTCCGCCATGGCCCGCCCTGGGAAACTGGGGCGGGTTTTTTTATTTGCGTTTATGGGATTTATCACATACATTTATTTGAGATTATAAATAGGAGTCATCAAATGCTTAATTGTACCGAAACGAGTCAGGCCAAGAAAACCGCCGGAATCGCTGTCGTATATAGAGCGGGGACCGGCGAAATGTTTGGAACGTGTCCGGACACGTGCGCCTTAAAACCGAAACAAACGGGAACGAAAACGATTGATCGCGATTACGAGCGGGCCGTTCGGCGGGCCGTACCCCGGCGCGGCATATCTTTTCTGTTTACGCATTTTAAACCGGGGACCTGGGCGGAAAAAAACCGCGACGGGTTTTGCGTTTTTAATTATAGCGCAGATAAGATTCGCGACGCCGTCCAATATGTGAAAAAGGGAGTCGCAACCGTCACCGTCGTTCCTGTAAATTTTTGGGATGACAAGAAAAAGAAAACCGGAATAAAAATAAACGGCGCTCAGTTTGTGCGCTGTCCTAACGAAACCAACAGCGACATTGGCTGCGCTAGGTGCGGGAACGGTACTCCATTGTGCGCCCGCCATGACCGCAATTTCGGAGTCATCTTTACGGCGCACGGCGCGGGAAAAAAGAAGGCGGGTGATTTATCCCAGGCTGGCGGGTGTTATGCTGGTAGCGGAAACGTCGCCATCCATTGGCGCAACCTATCCAACAAAGAATCCACTCAGGAGACCGACGGGGAACATATAACCAGATTTGCTGCTGGTTTACCGGCAGGGAAAATCATGCGTCCGCATATCGCCGGAGACCTGGGCCAAGTGAATCGTCCTATGACGCATACCGAATTCAGCGTGTTATCCGATATGGGAATGATTTAAACCGACTCCCCATCCCCGCCGCCGACCATAACGCCCGCCAGGAATAAACCCGGCGGGCGTTTTTTTGGTTTAAGATCCTAACCGCCGATTCTTGTCTTATTTTATTTTGTAGCATTTTCTGGGTTGCGTTTATATGGGTTTACTCCTATATCTAGACGACGGTGATTCTTTCACCGTTTTTGAAACCAGACTATAGGAGTCAACAGTATGTCTAGATTGTTATATAACAGCGACCACGACCAACTAATTACCCGCCAGGAAATGCGCCATATCCCCGTGCCTCCGCCGATGGGGCCGCGCCACCATCCCTATTCGTTCGCGGATTTCGCGGACAATACAGTGTCGGCAATAGAGCGGGCCGGGTATTCTGTAACTGATGAAGAATTCGCCGTGCAAAAGGATGGAATGCGGGTTTTCGGAATATTGAAAGTCTCGAATTCGCCGGACGTTTCCCCGGCGGTCCCTGCCCTTGCCAATTCCGAAAATGTCCCCGCGCTCTACAAACCGAAATGGAATCTTGTCGTGGGGGTTCGCGGATCAAATGACCAGTCGGTTTCGCGGGGACTCGTTATCGGATCCCAGGTGATGGTTTGTTCTAACCTCTGTTTTTCCGGAGACCTGGGAAAATGGAATCGCAAGCAAACGACCAACGTGGAGTCGGACATGCCGCAAATTATCCGGCGGGCCGTCGATCAATTGGATCGGAAAAACGACGAATTAACCGTCAATTTCGATGCGTTCAATGCGGCTAAGGTGGACCGCGATGATGGGGACCGTATCCTGATGGACATCCTGCGCGGCGGCGGGTTCTCAGCATCTCAATTTGAGCGGGCCGTAGAGCACTGGGATAGACTCCCGGCGGACCTGGAAGAGCACTCCGCCAATGGCCGGACTCTTTGGTGGCTGTTTAATGCCTGCACTCACGGCCTGAAACCCACTGGCCGGAATTCCAACCATAACGACAAGGCGCACCAGTCTGCGATTATTTACAACAAACTGGTGGCCGCCGTTTCGGCTCGCCCGCGCTTGTTGAACTAGCACCTAGCGCATCCCCTACCGGCCCGCCAGGGATCTATCCCTGGCGGGCCTTTTCTTTGCCCAGGCCCTGGCGCGATTTTTAGTGAATCCCGGCCTCAGCGCCCAGGCCCTTGAACCCTGAAACCTACGGCCCGATCCCTGGCCCCTGGCCCCAGGCCCGCCGATCCCAGGTCCGCCTCGATCCCCTGGCGCTCGATCCCCTGGCGCTCGATCCCCTGGCGCTCGATGCCCAGGCCCGTCCGCCTCGATGCCCAGGCGCTCGATGCCCAGGCCCATCCGCCGTCGCGCCGATCCGCCCGCCGTCGCGCCGATCCGCCCGCCGGCCATCGATCCCGGCCCCTGGCCCATGGTCCCCGGCCAAGGGTCCTCAAGACCGAATCCGCCAACAGAATCAACGGCTTGCGCTTCGCGGCCCGCGATTCGGCCCCGCGCCTCGCCGGGCGCTAGCTCTGGCCTTGTTTCGCAAAAATAATACAGTGAAAAAACATATCGCTTAACGGAGGTCGAATTTGCTAATAATTGAGCCTGTTAAACAATGTTTCACGTGAAACAATTTTAGGATCCCCATGCTCAGAACAGAGACACCAGAAGTCGAAGAACGACGCATGAAGTTACAACTTCGTCTCGCACAAATGGACGAGGTAGACGGATGTCAGGAGGACTTCCTTCGATACGTTAGAAACGTCTGGCCTGAGTTTATTGCAGGCGCTCATCACAAGATGATTGCAAAAAAGTTCGAGGACATTGCTACGGGAAAAAACAAACGTCTCATCATCAACATGCCTCCTCGACATACGAAGTCGGAGTTCGCGAGTTATCTCTTTCCCTCTTGGATCATTGGCCGTGCTCCAAAGACCAAGATCATTCAAACGACTCACACAGCGGAACTTGCAGTCAACTTTGGAAGGAAGGTCCGTAACCTAATCAACTCGACGGAGTATCAAAATATTTTTGACGGTGTTTCGTTGCAGGCGGACAGTAAGGCCGCAGGCCGATGGTCCACGAACCATGGAGGGGAGTACTTCGCTGCTGGTGTTGGGGGCGCGATTACCGGACGCGGTGCCGATCTTTTAATTATTGACGATCCGCATTCGGAGCAGGACGCGCTTTCAGAGACGGCGATGGAACATGCGTATGAGTGGTACACCTCGGGTCCCCGGCAGAGGCTCCAGCCAGGAGGGGCTATTGTCGTTGTTATGACCCGGTGGTCTTTGAAGGATCTTACGGCAAAGGTTTTGAAGGCGCAGGGTTATGATGAACATGCGGACAAGTGGGAGGTTATAGAGTTCCCTGCTTTGATGCCTTCGGGCAAAGCTTGTTGGCCTGAGTTCTGGAAGAAGGAAGAACTGGAGGGGGTCCGCGCTTCACTGTCCGTTGCTAAGTGGAATGCTCAATGGCAGCAGAACCCAACTTCGGAAGACGGCGCGATACTGAAGCGCGAGTGGTGGAACATATGGAAAGAAGATGAAGTTCCGCAACTGGAGTATGTCATACAGAGTTATGACACGGCTTTTAGTAAGCGGGAGACTTCCGACTTTTCTGCGATAACGACGTGGGGTGTTTTTCATCCGAAGGAGGAGGGTCCCCCCAACCTGATACTTTTGGATGCAAAGAAGGGGCGTTGGGACTTTCCGGAATTGAAGAGCGAGGCTTTGGAGCTTTATAGGTACTGGGACCCCGAGACGGTAATTATTGAGGCGAAGGCGTCTGGAATGCCGCTGACACAGGAATTGCGTCAGTTAGGTATACCGGTTGTAAACTTTACACCGAGTAAGGGAAACGATAAGGTAAGTCGGGTTCATTCTGTTTCGCCTCTTTTTGAGAGCGGGATGATATGGGCTCCAGATGAACGTTGGGCGGACGAGGTCATGGATGAATGTGCCGCATTTCCTTTTGGTGAGCATGACGACCTTGTCGATAGCACTACGCAAGCTTTGATGCGTTATCGCCAGGGTAACTTTGTACAACTTCCGAGTGACGACTGGATAGACTCTGAGCCTTCCGTTCGTCTTCGCAGTTACTATGGGTAGGAAAGGTTTGGGTTAATGTCATATGACGACGACATGGGGCATGACGCAGATGTCGATATCGGCTTTGATAGCGGAGCCTCTGATGACGGATTAGTCGCGATTGACCCTACCACGGGCCGTTCCCTTGGCACTGAAGCTTTTCTTGCACAAATAAACCGGGCTCAAGATGCCCCGGATCCGAATATAGGTGGCATTGACGACACGGAAGAGGATCCTGGTTTTTTTAGCGGCATAGGAACTCTCTTCGGAAAAGGGTTTGATGCCCTTGGCAGTTTTGTCGATTACACTCTTGCCAATCCCATATCCAGCGTCGTTAACACGGCGATCAATTACAGCCCTCCCGGTCTAGCAGCAAACGCTATAAGTATGGCTACGACAGGGCGCAGCCTTGCGGGACATGGTTCGGATATGCTTGGCTCGTTGGGCCTTGGCGTCCCTTCGGATGTTTCTCCTATCGCGGCGGGTGTTCAAGGTGTAGCTCAAGATATAGCGTCGAGTTCAGGGGGACTCTTTGATGGCACTCCTGATCCCGGTGCAATGCCTGAAGAAGAGATGCCGGGGTACATGCAAAATTATGCACAAGGCGGACTAGCCTCTCTTCCTCAAATTTCGCATAGCGGCTTATATAGAGCCATGGGCCGTGGCTAAGAAAGATGATTTTATTGTCTTCCTGTAAGCTACGGTTCCCTCTTGAAACGGGGATCTAGCTATGGCGGACGACGATTCACGGCCCACGGACCCGTATCCATTTAAAGGTATCGCCAAATCTTTAGTAGATGCAGATAGTCCAGACTTACTAAGAGATTTAGTAGATGAGGATCAAGCGTTTGATGTGCTTGCGTATGCTGCTGGAACGGATAACATTACCCCTGGTCAGCAACAATCAGCAATTAAGCAGGTTTACGACGCTACCCAGTCTTGGTTAAAAGATCGTCCGGACACTATAACTGTCTATAGGTATGGAGAGTTGCGTGGGGACGAGCCTGTATCTTTTACACTTGACCCAAATTTTACGGGAAAATCGTTGCCCTGGTTAGATAGAACGGGTTCAGAAGGACTACAGGCTTATACGGTAAATAAAGAAGACATTTTAGCGGCTCCAAGTGCCGTTTTGCGTCCAGGCATGGGAACCGATACAGAGTATGAGGTTATAATTCCTGGTTCTCGTGTCTTTTCGGTTGGCGACGATCCACGGCCCACGGACCCTTCTGTTTTAGAAAAAGGTCTTATGGCTTCGGACATTGGTTCGCGAGTTGCGGGTGAGATACGTGATTTAAAGAAGCCGAAAGGTCAGGAACTTGTAAAGCAGGAGAAGGCACCTAGTAAGGGGCAGATGTTCCGTGGCATTGGAAGCCTAATGCGTGGGCGGATAAGCCCGATTGTCACTGCGGCGCAACTTTTCTGGGGCGAGATGCCGGATTCCGTCAAGGACGACGCGGGGGAGATTGTCGATTGGTTGCGTGAAAACAAGATGCAGGACTTGGTTGGTCTGGAAAAGTCGGGTCTTGAGTACTTCAAAGAAGCTTTAGGGACAGACTCCCCGAAACTATCTGTAGACAATCCTGGTGGAGATTGGTTAGCACGTAAAATTAAATATGCAGAAGAAAAGGGTAGGAATGAGTACGGAGCACCTCACCTTGGTGATGTAACTGCAAGTTTTAGAGAAAAAGTTAATTTACCAGTAGATTTATTAGCAACGTTTAAGGGTCGAAGAGGAGAGCAGGGACAGGTTCGCGAGAAGGATTTAGCTCGGCTAAAGAAACACATGGAAGAAACAGGCAAGCTTCCTTTATCAGATCCAGATGACCCTGCTTCTGGAGAGTATGCGCCGTTTATTACGGTTGGATACGATGGCGTTCCTTGGGTTAGTGAAGGTAACCATAGGATAATGGCGGCAAAAGCTCTGGGTTGGAAAACCCTTCCTGTTGAGCTTCGCTATTTTGATGGGGGCGAAAGAACAGAAGGTCTTTTATCTCCTGAAAAAGTAAGAACAATGTATAAGGATCCGAAGTATCAATTGGATGAGTCGGGTCTTGAGTACTTCAAGGAAGCTTTAGGGCTCGCGCCCCAAGAACCAAAAGGGATTATGTCACTTCCTCCAAGAAGCAGGGCGGACGGTGGTTTCGTTGACAAATCTTTATATAATTAGAGAAAGGTGTTATTTTGGCTAAAGAACCGGTAATCCCAAAGGTGCATCCTCCTAAAGAGAGGAAGAATCCGCTTGTCGTTGTTTTTTGGATCGTGATTGCGGTTATTGTGTTATTGATTGTATTGTCGGCTTGTAAGCTTCGTTTTCCATTAGAGACAGGTATATAATGGCTATATCTAGATCCAGGATGCCTCAACAGTTGAAAGGTAACCGCAAGAAGTCGGCACCTAAAGAGTTGAGTCCCAAGCAACAAAGACTTGCGGAACTCGCTCCCCCTAAGAATAAGATTACGGGTGCAGATTTCAAGAGACTTCGTAAGCGTAAGAAGAAGGCGTAACCACGGCCCACGGACCATGGTCAGATTGTTTTAGGAGATAGTAATATGTCACCACTCATTCCGCTCTCAAAAGCTCTAATTGGTATTGGAGTTCCTGCTTTGGGTGCCGCAGGGTACACCGCGTATGAAAACCTTATGGCCGCTAAAGATAGGTTTCAAGAACGTGAACGGACCCCTGAAGACAAGGCCGCAGCGGAAGATTTAGAAGGTGCTGTTAATAGATACAGGGAACGCTTGATTGATCAGATTCTTGGGATTACCCGTGATACTTCGGACAGCGTTCGTTTGGCATTAATGGGTCAAGATACGAATAGTTTAGAAGCCACACTGGCGAATCTCAAATCAGAGGCTATGCAAGGTTCTCCAGTAAGAGATCTTACTCCTGAACAAAGGCAGCAACTTATGGAGCTACCTCCTCAGAGCAATCCTATGGGTGGACCGATGAGGTCAGAGGGGTTTGTTCGGCCTGCAATGCCTCCAATGCAGGAGCCACTTGGTCAAGGCGTTACTGAAAATCCTGGCTTTGATCCGCAGACAGGGGACTTCTTTCCTCCTCAAAAAGCGTATGGCGGCATTATGTCGTTGAGGCGATAACCATGGCTCGTAACCCGTTACCTCGCAGCAACTTTGGAACGAGCGCCCTTGTAGAACGGCGCAACGCAATACCCACGGTTGATCTGGAAGACGCGCCAGAGGTTGAAGTCACGGTTGATGACGAGACGGTTATGGACGATCCAGAACTCAAGATTGAGTTTGAGGAAGACGGCGGCGTTGTTATCGACTTCGATCCGGTCATGTCGGCTCCTGACACGGGCGATTTCTATGCGAACCTTGTAGACAACTTGGATGATTCCGTAGTTGCTAGAATGTCTTCTCAGCTTGTAGAGGATTACGAGGCGAACAAAGAAGGCCGCAAGGATTGGGAAGATGCCTACCGTACCGGTCTTGAATTGCTTGGTTTTCAGTATGAAGAACGGTCAGAGCCCTTTCGTGGTGCGACGGGTGTTACGCATCCACTTCTTGCCGAGGCCGTTACTCAGTTTCAAGCGCAGGCTTTTGGTGAATTGTTACCTGCCGGTGGTCCGGTACGCACGGAGATTGTTGGTAAGGTCACTCAAGAGAAAGAAGATCAAGCCACTCGCGTTCGCCACTTTATGAATTACCAAATTACTTCGGTGATGAAAGAGTACACCCCTGAGTTCGATCAGATGCTCTTCTATCTACCGCTATCGGGGTCTACGTTTAAGAAAGTATATTACGACGAGTTTCTTGGCAGGGCGGTTAGTAAGTTTGTTCCGGCGGAGCAGTTGATTGTTCCGTACATTGCGACGGATCTGGAGACGGCTGAAAACGTCACGCACATCATTCAGATTACAGAGAACGAACTACGCAAGAAACAGATTGCTGGTTTCTATGCCGACGTGGAAGTTTCGCCGTCGCAATTGGAGCCCTCTGAAGTCCGTGAAGAGATGGACGATATTACAGGTGTAGAGCCGACGATTGTAGACAAGGAGATAACGCTTCTTGAATGCCACGTCGATCTGGATCTTGAGGGTTATGAAGACATGGGCGAAGACGGGGAGCCAACAGGTATCAAGCTCCCGTATATTGTAACCGTGTCCGAGGACAGTGGTGCGGTGCTCAGTGTTCGTAGGAATTACACAAAAGACGATCCAAACTACAAAAAGAACCAGTACTTCGTACACTTTAAGTTTTTGCCTGGGTTTGGGTTTTATGGCCTTGGATTAATCCACATGATTGGTGGTTTGAGCCGCACGGCTACCGCAGCGTTGCGTCAGCTTATCGATGCGGGAACCCTCTCGAACCTACCGGCAGGATTTAAGGCGCGAGGCTTGCGGATACGGAATGACGACGACCCGCTATCTCCGGGTGAGTTTCGTGATGTAGACGCACCTGGAGGTGCCATTCGCGATTCATTGATGCTTTTGCCGTACAAAGGTGCCGATCAGACGTTGTTCCAGTTGATGGGTTTCTGTGTAGAGGCTGGTCAACGGTTCGCGGCGGTATCCAACCTGCAAGTTGGAGACGGAAACCAGCAAGCGGCGGTTGGAACGACCATTGCTATGCTTGAGCAGGGCGCGAAGGTCATGTCGGCCATCCATAAGCGCCTGTTTTACGCTCAGAAAGAAGAGTTTTCGCTGCTTGCCAAGGTTTTTGGGCAGTATTTACCGCAAGAATACCCTTATGACGTTGTCGGTGGGGAGCGCACGGTAAAGGCCGAGGACTTTGACGACAAGGTTGATGTCATACCGGTGGCGGATCCCAACATTTTCTCTATGGCGCAGCGGGTGACACTGGCTCAGACGGAGCTTCAACTGGCTCAATCGGCTCCTGATATGCACAATATGCACGAAGCGTATCGTAGAATGTACCACGCGGTGGGCGTGAAGGACGTTGACGCGATATTGAAGCCCGAAGGAAAGGATGACCCTGTTCCAAAAGACCCTGCGGTAGAGAACTCAGAGTCTTTGGACAACTTACCGTTGGTTGCATTCCAAGGACAAAACCACGACGCGCACATAATGGCGCATTTGGTCTTCGGATCTTCTGGAATGGTGGCTCAAGTGCCGTCCGTAGCCATGGCTTTGCAGAAACATATTATGGAACACGTGTCAATTAAGGCTAGGGAGCAGGTTCTTGCGGAAGTTTCTCAACAATTTCAAGGTCAACAGCCGCCTCCAGAGGTTTTACAGCAAATGGAAGGCCGCGTTGCGGCTCTTATTGCAGAAGGTATGCAGCAAGTTAAGCAAATGAGTGCTCAGATTAGCGGTGCGGGGCAACCAGATCCGTTAATTGCTTTGAAAGAGCAAGATTTGCAGTTTAGAGCGCAACAAGACGCCGCAGAAAACGCTTTGGATCAGCAAAGATTGCAATTAGACCAACAAAAAGCGGCTCT